TTTTTCAGATATTCATAATCTTCTGTGTATTCTCGTATGATCTGAATATCTGTATCTAGTAAAGGTTCTCCGACAAATCCTTTTTGTGGAAGTTCTGTTCCTGTGACTAAATATACAGGTTTGTTTCCGAACAGTAAATGGAAGTAATCTGCCATACAACTTTCTGTTGGATTCTCAGGTAGTAATGGGAATGGTACGTCATTTGCAAAAGCACAGTCCCAAACACTTACACCTTTTTCCAATCCCTGTATTTCATCACTTCTATGGATTTTGGATATTTTGTCTTTCGGTATATTACCGAATCTTATGTAGTGTTTCATATTCCAATCATTCATTTATATCAAGATAGTTAATTTGTACCGACTCGTTGCCACTATCAATATCCTTATTGATACTAATACAAAGTGGAACTAACTGACCATCGCCTACATAATTGTAGATAAAATAAAATGTTTGGATTCGTAAAGCCTTTGTATCGTAATTATAATCTTCTTCATAACAAGAAAGTAGAATTTCTATATGTGAAAAAGAAAGTCTATATTCAAAATTTTCCAAAATTAGATATATAAGTTTGCCACTCGTATACGCAGAATATATTTCATCTACTGTTTTATCAACTGAAAATGAAGATTCACCACTCTGTGTCAATGTTATATAAAATGGAGATGTGGTCGGTGTAGGTGAAGGACTCCCACCTGTTTTCTTGTCTGTGTAAGCCATACTCTCATAAAGAGCATCTTTCGCTGTAAACATTTTAGTACCTCACTTTATAATTTTTTACTTGACTTATAGTTGATTGTAAGTTTCATTAAGTTTCATTTAACTTGCCTGTAACTTGCCGAGGTTCGTTAAAATGTAAAAATATAAGAAGTTTTACCATGTCAGACATAGGTCAACTTATCATATTTTTACATATTTAACTTGCCTGTAAGTTTCGTTAAGTTTCATTCTTCTTGATTCTGTTCTTCAACAGTATCAATATTTTCAACTTCTTCTTCAATTTTATCTTCGGAATCTTCCGAGATTTCCTCAGATACTTCTAACTTCTTTTTCTTTTCATACTGTACTTTTGCAATCGTAACAATCGCACCAATACAAATATCCAAAGCCGCAAGGCTTGCTACGATTTCATCACCATAAGGGAGATGCCAAATATTTACCATAGCCGTTGCAAAAGTAATGATAGGAACAGCAAGCAATCCGACCCACTTCAATGTATCATAGGCATTATTGCTGAGTTTCATAATATTCACCTGTCCTTTCCTGTAAAAATCTTGTAGTTCTACAATGATATAAAAGGTTTCAGTAAATGGTCAAATCTTCAATTCCCATGGATTCCCGTTCTTCTTGGTTTCTTTTTACAGACCATACCGATACGAAGATAATATTTACAAGTGTTGTAGAAATTATTACTCCGTGGGGCAAGTTGAATCCTATGGATAGAATTGTTAGCATTGGAAAAACAAAGAAAATTAGAATAGTCATAGGCATTACTCCGTAGGTTCAGGTGTTTGTTCCGGTGTAGGTTCAGGCTCAACTGCATGAGTATAACTCTGACAAGCCAACATCTTTCCGTCTGATGTCAGCATAGAAGCACTATGCATAGGAAGTTTTGATACTGCCGCACTTGATAATACTAAGTGATATTGACTTTCTGCTTGATTCCTTGTATCGAAGGAAGTAATGATTGTTCCGATCGTTCCGTCATTGTTTGTTTGGATTTCTAATACGATGTATTTCATGGTTTTATTCTCCTTATTTTAAAATTTAGTTATTATAGTATCTCAACTTGTATCTCGATGACTAGGTATTTCATGGTGTGCCATCCTTAATCTGTTGTTTTCGTGTAGCGAATTGTTAGATAACATAATTGCTGACCATTTACATTTCGTTGAGTCATTACAATAATGTTATCGTTTCTATAACCACATATCAAAGGTATATTAGCACTACCATCACTCATACCTGTTGCAGTTACACATTTTTTAAAATTTGCGATTGCAACATTAGTGTCATACCATGTATTATAATTCGTCAACAAAATAGGTGAAGCACTAAAATCATATGTTATCTCGTAGATAGGCTTGCCATCAATCCAAGTTCCAACGACTTGCTCACTCGTACTGTAATGATGTGCCACCCCTGCACTTGTCCAATGACCCGATCCTGCGGTATCAGTCGATTTCGTATAGTAAAGTGTTACATAGGTTGTACCAACTCCACCATACACAATATCAGCAGGAATCGTCAAAGAGTGCAGTCTTACATATGTTGATGCTTTTGTTATATCATTTATTGTAATCTGTTTCTCGGATACACGCTCATACTGCACGTTTATGTATATGCTTGCAGAAGTACAGTTCACATTCAAGAACACCACATTTTCAACATTGTCGGCAGGAAAATCCTTGGTGAAACTTCTTGCCCCTCCGGTTGTTCCATTTGGGAAACTAATATCTGAATACTCAACTGTTTTAGCATACAATGGCTTACCATCCACCCAACATCCGATTTCTCGTTCATCTTGTGAGTAAATCATCGGTAGAGCATACGATGTGCCAAACTTCAAACCGTATACACGATATAACTTCGGCTCTTCATTTTCTGAACGAGCCGCCCTTGTCTCTATGGTAGTAGAATCAACAAATCCAAATCCAAGTCTTCTGTTCTGATTCGGAATCGAGCCATTAAGCAAGAATGACCATCCTGCCACACCACTTGTGTTAATATAATAGTCATTCTTAAAAACAATCATGCTTGCTGCCTGTGCCTTTGCAGGTGTTGTGCTTACATTCAAATATCCGATAACCAAAACTGCATCATACAAATCAATGGATTTACTTAGCGTATACTGATGTGAAGTATTGCTTGAACCGCTTGCAACACTGAAATCTGTATTCTCTACAAGCAAATCACTGATAAAATTACCACCTACACCACCGCCACTCCCCTTTACTTCTACATAGTCAGTACCATCAAACAGGTAAAGAGTGGTTGTATTCAAATCAATGTATAAATGATCTTCTGATCCGGTAATAATCTGAGTATAGGATTGATCCTCGTAGAAGTCTCCGTTGTAGTAATAGCCACTTACAACATCAGTGTCAATTTCAAGTTTCGGGTGAAGTGGTAATACTTGGATTCTATAAGTCATCCCCCAACCACTACTTGTATTGGAAAATGTCAGTGTCTTAGCGGATTCGTTCATTGTAACATTGGTATAATAGTAATCAATGACTTTAACATAAGATGATGGATAAGAAGAGGTGTATGTACCTGAATAGGATAAATAACCAATCCACTTCCAACCACCATTTGATTCAGCATGAGAAGAAGCACATCCTATAAAATAATATCCCTTTCTGACTATACCTAATTCATCAAATGTGTATGTGACAGAAGATGATGTTGGAATACTTACATCAATTTCAACACCAACAGTACCATTGCTTGCACCACCGCCTGAGATAGTACCATTTACCCACTCTCCTGATGAGGAATCGTATACAAGAGCCTGACCATTCGTAGGTGAAGTAATTGTAACATCTGTAAGATCATCTAAATCACTTGCACCACCGCCACCTGTCGGAGCATATAGACTGTCAGATACTCCGTCAATGGAAAAATCAGCAATTTTTGTACCTGTTGCTAAAGTTGGTGTAATAGTTACAGTGCTACCACCCCCACCACCTTGTACCTCTTCATATGCAGAGCCATTATACAGGTACAAAGTTGTAGTTGATTTATCAATATACAGGCAATCTACACTACCTGTAATTAACTCGGTGTGTGCTGAATCCTTATACATCTGATCGTTATAGTAGTATCCACTAACGACTTTACAGGAATCAAAATGTTGAAATAAGTATTGTAATCGTTTATCTAATCCTGTATATTCTGCCACGAAAGTTACCTCGCTGTGTATATTTGTGTCATCATCACCATATCAGTATCCATGAACTGGTCTGTAAGACGTGAGCCATCTCTGTAGAGTATCCACATATGCAGTGACTCCCAAATATCCTGAAAATCAAAATCTTGGTTTGGTCCGAAAGTGAATACCTTTGTAGCATCACCCTGTTCAATAGTAAACGCATATCGTGTGGTAATTTTTACAACTCTACCACCACCAAGTCCGTAATCCTTTCCTTGATAGGTGACAACTGTGGAATCTAAAATCGCTTCAACAATTCCGTTAGTTCCGGACTTGATCGAAACCTGTTTTCCGTTAACAACAGCAACTTGATATTCATAAACACCTGTATCCCACAAATGCCTACTATATGGACCTATATACCATATACATTCAAATACATAGTTTCCCGGAGCAAGTTGGTTTCCAACTGTCAGTGTAAATGAACCATTTAGATTATATAAATAGCAATCCGTTATAGCATTACTAAATTCGCTACTATAATCATACAATCTAAGTGTAACCTCACCACCAACTGTACCGACTCCGAAATTAGACGGTATCTGTGTTCCAGTAGTATCTTCGGAATAATTAACTCTTTGCCAACCACGAACTGTTGATATATCTCTTGATGCAGGTGGATTAAGAGTTGAATTTGTCATATGATAGTAAATATCAATGTTCCCCGTAACCGCAAGGCTTGCTTCTACCGGAGTTATCGGTTCCGGAACAGGTGCAGAATGTGCTTTATCGGCTAATATATATGCAGAAGAAATTTTCAACTCAAAGAACCTCCTGACATTCCAAAGTAAACACTTATTGTATGTAATCCAACAGAAGCGATATGGATTAAATACGAAAGTGTTATAACCTGATTTCCGTCTCCGTAGGTTTGCTCCAATGTATCCAATGTAGTTCCATCTACTTTATATGTAATAGTTAATGTAGCATCTCCGTAAACATCGCTCGAAACCGTAGTAGAAATCAATACATTAACTGTCGTAAATAATGCTATATCTATATTAGTTTCTTCTGTCTGTATTACCCATTCCATAACCTCATTACTCGCACCATCCGCAATCGGGTTGGTGGAAACTAAGGAAGGCTCTAATAATCTGTAATTGGAAACAACTGGTGCAGTCGGAGCATATAAAGTAGTGCTGTTTCCATCAACTGTTATCGTACCAATCGGATCACCTGTCAACTGAGTCTGTGAAACAGAAACAGTTGAATACTGTTTACCATATATTTTCTTGGAAGTTCCATCAACTGTCAGTGTACCAAGTTCATCACCGGAGACCTGAGTTGGAGTGTACAATACAGATGTAGGTGAAGGTGCATAAATGGTTGTTTCTGTACCATCTATTGTGATCTTACCGACAGTTGATCCGGAAGATAAATACTGATCGTATGATACAATCGATCCGGTTTGTAGATCGATCACCTGAATTGCTGTCCATTTACTAGGTGTAAATGTTCCGGTAGTTGCTTCGTTACATTGGTATAATGTATTATTGAATACGCAATAATCACCAACCGCATAAGATGTAGAAGTATTATAAGTATCTGCAAAGTTCCTGAGTATATCAGAAATATCCAATGACAGATCAGAAATTCCTTGTGTGTTAGAGTTTACTTCTACCTGTAATCTCGATAACTGCCTTGCTACAACAGAATCAATGAGTTCTGTATCTTCTACTCCATACCCATAGCCTTTGAATGTATATGTACCACCTGCTACATAAGTAAACTCTGTAATAATGCAGGGGAACAAACCATCATAATTTTTAATTGTTACTAAATCACAAAGGTCTAAGAAAATTCCTTCTGCCGCAGATGCCGAAAACGGATGAAATTGTAACTGTGATACCCTTCCAAGGATATTCTGCATACAGGATTTTGCTATAACTTCAATTCCCTGCAAGCATATATTTTCACCAAGATCAAGATTATATCCGTTATTCGGTGAAATAGAAACACTTATATATTTCTCTGCGTTAGTACGATAAACGGAAGCCTGCGTATAGTGCTCAGGTGTGTAATTCAGTACAACACCGGAAAGAAGATCACCTTTATCAATGATAAGATTTGTAGTCGTTCCATATGTACGTACACGGAATACTCCATACCGATCAATTACACCGACACCGCTGATACAAGCACAGATTTGTCTCAGTACATCGATATACATATCAGTATAAGCACCGGATTCACCATGCAAAGCCAAGGTAATCGTGGAATTTCCATTTGGAAGTGACTTAATATAACTTTCTGATTCACCAAGTGTTACAGAACATTTTGTACAAATCTCAGAAATAAGGTCATATGGTTTTCCGACAAGCGTCATGGAACTATCTACAACCGTCTCAAATTTGTACATATCATCACGCATGTATAGAGTCGTACCAAATTCGTCATAAGAAGCGTTGTACACCTTGAATCTACCAACAGGTACAAACTCCACATCAATTTGTGTATTAACAAATAATCCTGTATGGATGTATGCGTACTGATCTACTACAGAATACGGAAGTTTATCAGGAAGAACTGTAACTCTTGCTTCTCCCATGATACATCCACCAAGGGAGAATACATTTGTATAGGAAGTCTTTTTATGCACGATTAAGGACTCCGGTACAAGTTCATCTGCATCAATAGAAAAACTTGTACCGAAATCAATAGTAATGTCTACATATCTATGAGATTGAAATACAATCTTTTTGTAGTCTTCCGATACATTATACATTTTTATTCTCCAACATTCTCATCTTCCGGTTTCAATTTAATGTCATTGACCTTCGGAACAGGATTTGTATAGGTACTTTCCATCTCACGATTAGGGTCTAATGTTTCTACTCCCTGACCCATTATAGGCTCTATAATCGTTTTATCGGTAGTCTTATCATAACGGAGATTCCAAGCATACGGCTCATTCATTTCATCCTTCAACTGAATCTCCATCTCAGTATTGATTGTCGGTCCGTATCCGAGACCAAAAATCTGTTTCGGAAGGATCGCACGAACAATATGTTCGTTATTACATAACTGCAAAGAATAAAGAGTACGATAGCCCGGATTGATGAACGGATCAGGTGCACCTTCACTGACAGAATTTCGATACCAAACATTACGTCTTGTATCGGTTGTATTGATATCATGATCCTCTTCGTTATACATATGTTGCATACGTGCATAGTCATTTCGACTATAATGACCTACGTGAGTCGGTCCGATTGATACATCAAGATCATTAAGATTAGTTAGTCTTGCATCAATCGAAATCTTTGTACGAGAATCACACCGGACACCTGCATATTGAAACATATACATACCCAAAGGTCTTACATATTCTATGCAGGAATCAATCGGTATACGATCTGAGAAATATACAACCTCTATGTATCCTTCCGGTGTATGAGGTGTTACATATGCAGAATTAACAGGAATATTGGTATCTTCCAAACGATTGTATAAAATCTCATTCTCTTTTCCGTATTCGAGGATGTTAAACTGTGCTAAATTGGTTTCAGCAGCAAGTGTAACACCATCCTTACTACCTCGGTTACGGATCATTGACATAAAATACAGTAAGATCAATCGATTATATGCTGTCGGAAGCCTATCATCATACTTAAAGCCAATGGTATCTGCAAGCATCCATACCAACTCTTCAGGACATCTAAGTGGATCATAGAGGTCTGAAAGGTTTTCTGTATCATACTGTATTCTTGACAGTGAGTTTTCGAACCATTTCAAAAAGAAACGGAAGTCATCACTGCTTTTATAAATTTCCGGTACAGAAACTTTTGAAATGTCCACAAACTCACCGCCTTACTTTACAATATACTCAGGATTTACTCGAATGTTGGTAGCACTGACACCCGGGTCACTGAATCTTGCGAAACTGATGTAGTTAAACCAATCAGGATCGCAGTCAAAGTATTTAATCACATCATTATTCAAACTTCCTGCATCGAAGTAATCAATACGACTATCTGCATTTCTTACTACATTAACGATCTCCATAACAGTCGGTTTCTGACCAATTGCACGATTCGCAGGAGCAAAATACATAGCGAGTGCTTCCTTTACCCTTGCAATAATATTATTGGCAACATCCTGACTGACTGGACGTTTCGGATAAATCTGACCTACAATGTAAAAAGGAAATACTCTTACATAACCAAACTGCAATTCAACTGACATCGCCTGCAAAGGTCTGTAATCTCTTACAACATTATCAATAAATTGTGCAGGTGGTTTATACCTTGTAAATATCTTATAGTTATGATTGGTAGCACTTGAAGTCTTACCCTGTCCCCATGCACTGCTCTTGAAGTCATTATGAATTGCGAAGCACATAGCAGTATAGGTCTTGAAATTGGATACCATCCCTTTTGCACGATCTACTGAAAAACCGCCCGGTATTTTAATTCTGCTTCCAACCTTCAGATCAGAAGGAGAATCCATATCATTAAATGACATCAATGTTTCCGGTGTGATCTCATAATCATTTGCAATACTTTCAACAGTCTCACCATACGCTACAAGATGAATCAATGATTTACTGTTCAAACTTTCTGAAAGAATGTTTGTCCAATTCGGAGAAGTATCACCAACAGGAAAATCATTATTTGTAATATACATCTTAGACTTCTGTGAATCAGTAAGATTTTCGTCCTCATAGATTGCCATATTGATTTCAAGTGCCTTTTGGCAGTCGATCACAACTCCACAATCAACTCCCGGCTCACGATTTAAAAATCTATTGAAATCCGGAAGTGTAATCAGACTATCCCAAGTATTGATATAATTCCTGCTTCCATAGTATGCTTCCTTTGCAGTCTCAGGGCTTCTACCTGTCACAGTATATGTATGAGGAAGTTCAACTGTATTGGAAAGGTTTGAAATGGTTATATCGCCTGAAGAATCAGTAACGGTAGAATCACCATTCGCCTGAAGGTAATTACTAAGCACATTCTCACCAACACAACCTATTACACCTGAACAGTCAATCCAATAAACTGTCAGATAATTGTTTTCATAATTTTCCAACTGATTCAGGTAGTTACTAATCTGAATCTGTGCATTTGAGTAAGAATCATAGGTTACTGCAAATCTAGGTTCAGGAACTACAAACTCAGCCGCAGTTGCACACTGAATCCACTGAGTAGCCAAGAAATCACTAGAACTAGAAGAAGCCTTTGCCTTAATCCAAATTGCAGTTGTATCAATATGCTGTGAAGGAATGTTGATAATGAAGTTATTCCGTTTAACCTGATCTACAGAAACACTGTAACTTCTTAACTCACCTTCGATACCAACACGAGTTACGCTTTTTCCGGGTGCTAACGTAACCGGATCAGAAGTATCAAATACATTCAAATTCTCAGTTGTTACAACACGTCTGCTCCGAGAATCCTTAGAACCATAAGTATTGGTCTTAGGAAGAATGTTATAAGTAATAACACGAGACTGATTCGTGATGTCTGTATAAGCATTGACAGTACAGAAATTCGCACCATTAAAACCAAAGTCAAGTGTAATATCATGACCGGAGTTATTTGTAAATGTGATCTCGGTACGTGCGGCTCTGAACCACCCAAGTTCATATCCGATCAATCCAAATAATTTTTCAGCATTTTTTCTCTGAGATACAGAAGGTGCAAATAACTCATTTGCCAACAAATCAACATTCACACCAAGCATATCTGCAACAGATGCTAAATACTTACCAAGTACAACACCGGGGTCTGAATCTGCTTCAGGTTTCCACAACTCCGTCATAGTCGGAACTACCGACCAAAAATCTGCAAGTAAGGACTGATAATCCCTAGATGTATATTTTACAATTCCTTTGCTTACATCAGTCATAATTCTTCACCCCGTTTGTATCTAAAGTGTAAGTACGATCTGTCCTTGAAATACGACCATACCAATCATTATTCATTTCTACGATCAATTCATCTCCATAAACAGTATGTAAACCGACTGTCATCTTAACCTGATTTTCATTTTGAATAGAATTTGTATCTACGTTACCACCCGTAAACATAAGACCATCTGTGAACTGTGTCTGATCTGCATAAACAGATGGTTCGAACATCTCTAACTGTTCTGTGATCCGGTTTTTCATAAGTGCTCGTGTGTTCTCGTTATTATACTGCCACAGATAACGATTTAGACCAACTCCAAACTTCGGTTCATTATAAAGTTCTGTAGGGTCTGTCAGCATAAGCAGTCTAGAACGATTTACAACAGAAGCATCATCATCCAATACTGCAACGCTATTACGGACTACATCAAATAAATTTGGAAATGCCAATGAAGAAGTGTGTGCCATATCTGTTGCCCCTTTCTAAAGGTTTTAGATTTCTGAGCCTGAGTGGTAAGAACCACCTGTCATACCAATTACTACAAATTCATAGTTGTTTGTTTGCGTAGATTCCAATACAACAACCTCACCATCAACAGGATTATGTGGTAATAATACAGAATGATAATATGGAAGATTTTCGTCTAAGGTGTAATTCCTTACTGACCTCCCACCATAGTTTTCCTGCCGAAACGGTCCGTGGATGGATGGTATCCGAACACGGATCATAAGTGCTCCGTCTTTGTTATATTTATAATCCTTAGCATAACCAAACACAATCATGTTTAATTCCCCTGCAATATCTCCCAAGCCTGTTGAGCAACCAAATAGCAACTATCAAAAAATGATTTTGGATAACTGCTTGCATACTCATGGATCGTCAACTCAACACTCTTTTTCAGGTAAGATTTTTTATTCTCCAAAACCTCATTTTCCATAGAGGTTATAAAACTTTTATGATGTATGCACATATCCGTCCAAAAGTAATCCATCTGTCCGGTAATATTATTATCCCAACCTCTACCACAATACTGAATCACCATTGAAAGACCGGATTTATCCCATCCAAGTATACCATACTTTGTTTTATCTGTGCTAACAAAACTTGCATCACACTCAGATATTTTATAGATCACAGAATAAATTCCGATTGCCTGCGGTGCATTAAATCCTTTATCAAAAAGATACCGGAGTACTACTTTATCTCTAGGTCTCTTTAACAGGTCTGTATCAAAACTTCCTTCTTCAACAGAATACACGGCACTATCATTTGCTCTTACAAGTGCAGATAACGCATTGGTGTAATTGATTACAGATAATTTCAAACCACCATATAGATTCTTTGTACCGGAAGTTGATAAATAACCAACTTCACGAAGAATAGCATCTTCAGCAAAACTTGTAGATTCATACAAACTTTTTGAAACCAATGTGGCAGGTTCCAACTTCACTTCTTCAACCTGTTGCACATATTGTTGTGTATACTGCTGTGAAGAAGTCTGTTGTGACTTCGATGTTGAAGAATGTGAAGAAGTTGCGTGTGATGAAGGTGATCCACTAGGACTTGAAGACCCAATAGCAGATGTAGACTGATTCAGATTCCCTACTCTCAATCCCTCGTAACTTCCACCAACCACTGCCCAATTTGGTCTAGCATATGCACAAATACGAGAGTCATAAATGGAGTGTTCGGCTGTATTACACATACTCTTTACACCATTGAATGATACATTTCCTTCAATAGAGTATACTACACCATTATCAGCATAACGGACAATGCCAACATGGTCATTATCCATATCATACGCATATGCTTTTCCACCCCATTTATAGAAGATCAGATCACCGGACATTGGAACTACAATATTGCCAAAATACGGTCCGGGTATGTACTGACCGGGATATGGGATTGAATTTTTATCAGTTGAACAGAATAACATATAGTCAGCAGATGCAGTTGGAAAAATGATTTTATTGATTACACCTGTTTTAATACTGACCGCAGTGACAAAAGCGGCACACCAAGCATAACCCCTTCCCAATCCTAGAAACTCACAATAGTCATAAACCCATTCTGCGTTCTGACCTTTATGACTCATGGCTTCATCTATAAATTCTTGCAGTTTATTACCCATTCGCTGTCACTCGCAATTCTACATCAAAGAACTCCGGTGTAAGAAGTTCATCAAGTTCAGATATGTTCTTCACAGGTTCAATTAACCACAGATACCAATTCAGATAATGCTTACTCCATTTGATCTTATTCAAGTATGATCTTTCACAATAAAGACCAACACGATCTGTTACATGAAGTTTCTCTAACTCATCATAATACACATCAAGTAGTGCATCCGTTACGGTTGAATCCGGTTTAATCCAAATACCAAGTTTTGCATAATTTAATCGTATGATCGCTGACATATCTGCAACTTCTGCTTTTACATCATCTTTTGTTTGAGCACGACCATAGTAAATAAATCCATAATCAAGGGAATTGTCTTTTGCAAAGTTGATCTGTGACATCAGCTTTGGATTATGCAATGTTCCTTGTTTCAGATGGGTAATAGGTGTAAACAAATATCCTATTTCTATCATCAGACCTACCACACCACTATTCTTCAGTACATCGTAACTTACGGATGGGGAGTTACGATCTAGTGTTACAATATATGGTGTTAGATTCTGTACGTTTATACTGCTCATGTTTCCACCTATCTTAAAATAGGGAAGTTCTCAGTCGTGAGAAACTTCCCTATCGGTTCGCTTGCCACCTGAACCATTTAATAATTTCAAATTAAGTTAACTCCTGTGTATAACTCATGAACTCATCGTAGTTTACCTGTTTCATAGGCAGTGCTAAGAAATCCTCATGGGTTTGTTTCATTACACCATTTTTCCCAAGTGTTTCATATTGTGTCCACAAATTTTCGAAGTTATCACTTTCTTCTTTTGTCCGACACTTCCGTTTCTCTGCCCTAAAGTATATCTCATAAAGTCGATCACGTAAAAGTGCCTGTGTACCAAGTTCGTTCGCTTTGATCCGATTCCAAATTTTGAATAAAAATCCATAGATGGAAACTAATATTCCACCACCAAATAAGATCGATAAAACCTGTAAAATCTTTAAGAAATCCATGTCATCACCCCTTTGGGATACTTCATTTTCTATCTAAATATAAGGTTTACAAACCATTACGCAGATACTTGCATATCTGAGAAATTAGGATACATTTCGCCTAAATTTACTTTATAAGAACTCTGTACATTAGGAGTTTGCGTATACGAAGTAACGGAATATTCCGAACTTCCGTTTACAAAAATTTTCTGAGAAGTTGCAACCTGATTTGCAGTTCCTAATGTAAGTCTCTGTAACTTCAGTTCAGTTGTAAATTTATTACTGATCGTGTGCGATACCGATACAATGCTATATACTCCGGTTGCAGGGGATACTGTATTTCCGGACATAATCAGAAGGGATACAGGCTGTGCTACGGAATATGTCGTTAAACTTCCCGGTATTGTTACGGTAAAGTTACCTGTAAATTGGCTTGCGATTGCGTTAACATCATTTATAATGTTAGATGCCTGAAATACATCCGCTAAGGAAGCACTCCAACTGTTTACAACCTCTGCATCCTTCAGAACGGAGTTACCACTTGCATCAAGTGCGAAACCAACATTCTTGAAATTCATATTTGTCATGTTATAACCTACACCATTATATGATCCACTCAATGACAGAATGTTGGTATCCTTCGTTCCATACTGAAGTACTTCTGAAGATGTTG